TTTTTTACTTTTTCAAAAATACAATTTTCAGCGATGCATCAACATAATTTTAATATATGAATATAATTTATTTAATAATTAATAAGGTATTATTAAATAAATTTGAATATTTAAAAAAAACGTAAAAAAACATAAAAAAATGATGTTTTTTACATATTTTTTACATTTTTTTTGTTATTTTTGAATGATTTTTGTTATTTTTGAATTATGAAACAAGAAGTTTATTAAAATTATCAATTTCATTGTTATTTTCATTCTTTAAAAATAGGGTATTAATTATTTCGTCATCTCTTAAACGAATTGTAAAATCGCCAATAGTATTCAACCTTCCAATTCTACCAAATGATTGTATAATTTTTTCTTTTGTTAAATTTTTCAAATCTTTTCCGATATAACCATGACAAAATTGATAATTCATTCCATATATGTAATCACTTGAAGCAATAATTAAATATAATTTTTGTTTATTAGCTAATTCTTTCATTATTGTATTATATTCAACGCATTCGTGTTTTTTAAAAACTCCAATTCCCATAATTAATAATATTTTCCAAATGTTATCAATATTTAAAAGCATAATATTTTTAACAGTTTCATCATCAATGTCACTTTTAAATGCATTTTCTGAATTTTCATTATTCCATTTTTTTAAATGAGAAATAGAATTAGGAATATAAGATGATGGTAATTGTATTATTTTAATTTGTGATTTATAATAAATTATTTTTTTTTGAATTAAATCATCTTTAATTTTTATTTTTTTATTTTTTTTTAAATCGTCATTTTTATTTTTATTTAATTCTTTGTTTAAATTTTCAATTTCATTTTTAATTTTTTCATTAAAATTAATTTTTGTTTTTAAATCATCTATAATTTCTTTGGAAATATTAGATAAATATAAACAATATTGTCCTATTTTTGTTGTATTATCGGTTAAATAAACAGTTGGTCCATAAGTTAAAGTATGTGAATCAGATGTTGTAATTTTAATAGTAGAATTATAAATAGGATTTATATTTGCGAAGTTATTAAAAGATGTGGTATAATCATGTTTATTTAATTTTTCTAATATTTTAATGTAATAAAGTTTTATATTATTTAAATTTAAATCTGAAATATTATCAAAATAATTTTCAATATTAAAATTATTAGTTAAAATTTTTTTTTTATTTATAAATAAAATAAAATTTATAATTTCGGATAAATCAAAATATCTTAAAATTGTTTTATTTTCATTAATATTTATCAATGCTTTTTTTAAATTATCATAATTAGGGAAAGTTAAATGTGGTAAAATTTTTTTACCTTTTGTATTAATTATAGGAATTGTTCTTGAAAAATCATAAGAAATAATTGTTTCAATATTATTTGTTTTAAATTTGCAGAAAAAATCTTGAATAGTTTTAAAAATTTTTTCTTTTTTTGGCAATGTTGCTGATGAAAGAATAATATTAGGAATTTTATTTTGTTTCCAATTTTCATGAATAATTTTATGATATTCATGGGTTTTATAATCTAACGTGATTGTTGGTTCATCCCAATACCAAATAATATTTTCAGGTTCGTTAAAAGCCAACATATAATTCATTGAATATAAGTATGATTGGATGTCCGAAATAATAATTTCAACATTATCTCCAATTAGATTATTAACTTTAAAAATACCACCGGTTTTTCTATTTTTAATATATTCTTTTGCTGAAAAATAATGAAGTCTAATATCAGATACATCTTCACAACCAAATGCAATTGCAATTTTTATTCCAAGTGATATACAATTCTTAGCTAATTGTAATCCGATATGTTTAGAAGCACATACAAAAATTAATTTATTATTTTTAACTAGACCAATAGGACTAACGGTTTTCCCAGTTCCGGTTGGTGCTTGATAAAGTATTAATTTAGGTTCTTTATTTTTACAATAAGTAAATAATTTTTTTTGATGATCATAAAGTTTTAAATCAGAAAAAAATTTAATGATTGTATTTTTTTCAATTATTAATTTTGATTTTTTTAATATATTTTTAATTTTTATTTTATTTTTATAATTTTCTAATATATATTTTATATTTTCAATAAAATAAATATTACACTTTTTAATATTGAATGTTAATAATTTAGATAATGTATAATAGACATATTCTTTATTATTTTTAAAATTTTCAATAATAAAATTAAGAATTGTAAATTCATATATTTTATTTTTAAAATCATCTATTTTTTTTAGTGAATTATTAATTCTAATTTTATCTGCTTTTTTAAAATTATATTTTTTAAATTTAATTTTTATTTTTTTTAATTTAATAATATTATATATTTTTACAAAATAATTTTCAAAACATTTAATATAGAAAAAATAATGATAAATTTGTAAATCATTTAGTTTTGTAAATGCCAATAATGTATTTGTATTATTAATTTTTTCATTAACATTAAAATAAGAATTATATATAAATTCTAAAATTTTTTGTTCTTTTTTTTGAATAGGTTTTTCAAGATATAGCCATTCTTTAGAAGTAAGTTTTTTTTGTTTTAAATCCATTTATAGTATATAATAAATTGGAATTTATTTTTATATTTATTTAATATATTATGAAAAATAAATATATATCAAAATTAATACCTTTTAAATTAATTTATTTACTTTCATTAACTTTTATATTTTTAACAATTTTATTTTTTTGGAGAATTATAATACATCATAGTTATATTAAAGATTTAAAAAAAAATAAATGTTATTGTTCAAATGATTGGAGAGAAAAAATAGTTCAATATGGGCCAATTATTAATATAGTCATTGGAATAATTTTATTTTATTTACAATTTTTTATTATAAAAAAAGATTTTGACTTACATAAATTTAATATTATTCCACTAATATTTTATGTAATATATATAACGTATATTTATAAATTAATAAAAATAAAATGCGAATGTTCAAATAATTGGAAGAGAGATTTTATATTTTTACTAACAATTATTTTAGTAGTTATACAAATAATTGGAATATTTATTTCATTTATATAAAGTGAAAAACATTATTTTAATTTAATATATTATATGGTAAAAAAAATAAATATTTATAATTTTAGGAAATTTAGAAACAAATTTAAGGTAATGTTTATTTTTTCATTAATTATTATATATGCGTTAATAACACTATATTTATCTAAATTTTTTATACATTATTTTTATATAAAAGAATTAGAAGAAGAAAAGTGTGAATGTTCAAAGGATTGGAAGAAAAAATGGGTTCAATATGGTCCTTTTATAAATGTTTTTGTTGGTTATTTACTAATTTTTTTTCAATATAAATTAATATTTTTAAAGAAAAAAGTGAATAAAATCGCACATTTTATACCAATTATATTTTCTTTTATTTATATTAGTTATATTTATAAATTAATAAAAACTGACTGTGTATGCTCTGAAAATTGGAAGAGAGATTTTATTTTATTTTTTACAATTTTTACAATAATTTTTCAATTGTTTTGTATTTTTCTCTCTTTGGCATAAATAAATAATAAAAACGAAACCTTATATGGTTTGTTTTTTTTTACAAAATTACAATATTTAAAATAAAAAAAAAATTTTTTTTATTTTAAATATTGTAAGGTATACCCTTTTAAAAAAAATAATATTTTTGAAAAAATTGAAATAAAATTAAATAATTTTACAATAAAACTTAGAAATATAACGCAAAAAAATATGAATCCTATTTATTCAATCGAAGGTAACATTGGTTCTGGAAAATCAACTTTTATTGATATTTTGAGGAAAGAAAATAAGTTAGAAAATGTAGTATATTTAGAAGAACCTGTAAAAGTTTGGGAAACAATTAAAGATAAAGATGGTGTGACTATTTTAGAAAAGTTTTATAAAAATCAAAATAAATATTCATTTTCATTTCAGATGATGGCATATATTTCGCGATTATCAGAATTAAAAAAAAAAATTAAAGAAAATCCAAGTAAGATTATTTTCACAGAACGCTCTATTTTAACAGATAGAAATGTTTTTGCAAAAATGTTATATGATGATAAAAAAATAGAAGAAATTAATTATAATATTTATTTGAAATGGTTTGATGAATTTATGAAAGATTTTAATTTTTGCGGAATTATTTATATTCAAACATCTCCAGAGATTTGTAATAAAAGAATTAAATTAAGAAATAGAAAAGGCGAAGAAGGGATTCCAATTGAATATAGCATTAAATGTCATGAATATCACGAAACATGGATTAATTGTTTAAATAAAATTAATGGAAAACCGTGTGAAAAGATTTATTTTAATGGAAATATTAATTTTAAGGATAATATTCCAAAAGACTGGTATGAAGAATTAGAACTATTAATTTCAAAACATTATTTTGAAAATGAAAATAAATGGTCATTAACAAAAACACAAAATTTAAATTTAAAAAATGGATCCAAATATTTTGATCATTATCAATATTATGATAACAATAATACCAATGATGAAAAAATTACTCAAAAAGATGAATTTTCCAATAGTTTTGTTTGATGAAAAAAAGATTTAGGTTTATATTTTAGTATATCTAATTCTTGAGATGTTGTAGGAAAATTTTCTTTTCCATAAATGTCTTGTAAACATAACCATTCAAATAATCCACCTGGATAAATAAAGACTTTTTTGCAATTTAATTTTTTTAATTGAATATATTTTTTATATATCATTTGGTCACTACAATTTTTTCCATATATAATAATATTTTTATCTAGATTATTAGTAATAATATTATTAATAATCTCAATTTCTTTATCAGGAGAAACAGTATTATTAATAAGACAACTTTGTTCATTTTTTTTTAAAGTATTAATTATAACAAATTTATTATTAATAGAATATAACATATCTTCGTAATTAATTTGTAAATAAGTAGGTTGATTATTACCCATTTATAAATATAAAAAAAAAATATTTAAATTAAAATTAAGAAAATTTAACAGTAATTTCAACTTTTTCTTTTTTAATTGTTTTTGTGGCACAAATGGATAGTTCTTTTCTTTTATTAATTCCTTTTTTTTTATTATTATTTCTTTTATTCATATCGTTTTCAATATTATTATTATTATTAAGTATATAACTAGAAATATTATTTTTAATATACCATCTAAAAAAATTTAGTTGACCAATGGTTGTTTCCATAGATGTATTATTTTTGTATGGTATTGTAATTCTTTCGTGTCTACAAAAAGGGTCAAATCTTTTTTTTGAATAAGCTTTTAATTTTAATTTATAATCTTGATATACTTTAAATCTTATTTCTTTATTATTTTCTTTAACATTGTAAATAACAAAATATTTTTTTGAATAATTTGTAACAAACCAGTCAATTAATCTTAATGATATTTCGGATTTTCCATTTATAATATTTATGATTTTATCTAAATTTTTTGGTGTATAAAATTTTAGTAATTTTTGTAATAATAAATTATTTTGTGTATTATAATTTGTAGACATTAAAATATATAATATTTTTATTTTAAACTGTTATTTTGATAAAATATATTAAAATTTTTTTATTATTTTCATTTGTTTTGTAAATAAAAATTTATTTTTATTTGTTGTTCTTCTTTTTAAGTTGCATTCTAAACATGAAATTAATGTGTTATTATTAGAATGTTGTAAATTGTTATCAATTCTATCTAAAGTCCATTGTTTGGGTTCTCTTGTATTATTATAAATTAAAAATAATTTAGAAAAACAATATGTACATTTTAATTTTGATACTAATATTTTTTCAACCAATTCATTATATTTTATAAAATCATTTTCAATATATCTTTTTTTTTTTATATCTTGTGATTTATATCCATTTATTTTTTTTTTTATTTCAGATATTACTTTTTTTTTATTTTCAAAGTTATAATCAAAATAAATATCAGTTATAATTTTTTTTTGATTATTAATATTTTCAAAATCATTTGAAAAATTTATATTTTTTCTTTTTTTTATATTTTTTTGCAATATTATTTTTTTCATTTTATTCATATATAAATAAAATGATATAAACTTATTTTAAGTAAATATATTATATGAGTAAGAAAAATGATGTGTGTATGGAATTAAAAAATATAAATTATCAATCAATGTTATTAAAAAATAAAGTAGCAATAGATAATACGAATAAAAATACAAATAATATTGAAAAAATTTTAGAAAATGAATTAAAAAAAAATAAAAAAAAACAATGGAATAAATTAAGTATGACAGTAAAAAACAATAAAATAAAAAATTTTATAACTAAATATTGTATGGAAAATAAATTAAATAAAAAACAAAAAAAAATTATGGATTTTTTTTTAAAAGATGCTTTAGTTAATAAAAAAATTACAAGAAATAAAGATGTTAATTATAATTTGGAAACAGGGGAACTTATATCATTGGTTAATATGATTTTTAATTCAAAGACAAATCATTTTACACTTAAAGACAAAAAAAAAAAAAAATCAATTTTATCGGGAATTTAAAAAAAAAATTTATAAAAATTTAAAAAAAAAAAAAAAAAAAAAAAAAAAAAAAAAAAAATTATAAAATTTAAAA